TTTACACCAAGATTTTGAATATGAAAACCTATGGAAAGTGTTCACAGGCAACAAGAAGCCCCAACAATTGAGTGCAGGTTTTGCCCGTGGCATTCAAATGGGTCTAAAAATGTCACCTCAGGTTAAGGCAATTGGTTGTTCCAACCTGAAAACTTTGATTGAAGGTGACAAGTTATTAATTAATGATTTCGATACTTACTCAGAACTTACCACATTTGAACAACAAAAAAATTCATTTGCGGCAGCTTTGGGTGCTAACGATGACTTGGTCATGTCTCTTGTAATTTTTGCTTGGGCAACAACTCAACAATATTTTAAGGAAATTGTAAATCACGACATAAGAAAACAAATTCAATTAGAAAAGATGAACCAGATGGACGAAGATGTTTTACCAGCTCCAATCATTGAAGATGGTTTAGAACATGATTTTGAAATCATCGGTGGTGATTTATGGGAACTTGCAGATGGCAATGAGACATATGCAAAGTTTATGAGGAATCAATTCGAAAGGTTATAAATCCAGCCTTTCATAAATACTCTTATGGTATTTTGCCAAAAGAACATAATAATTCAAGGAGAATAAAATGGCATTTCAAATCTCTCCAGGCGTAAATGTAGCTGAAGTGGATGCAACAACCGTTGTTCCAGCAGTTCAACAAACCGCCGGTGCATTTGCTGGAGCATTTCAATGGGGTCCAGTAGATAAAGTAAAACAAATAGACAGCGAAATAACTCTTGCCAGCACATACGGCAAACCAGATTCATTAACCGCAGTATCATTCTTTACTGCGGCTAATTTCTTGTCTTACGGCAACAATTTAAGTGTTGTTCGTGCAGTCGGTGCATCATCAAATAATGCAACCGATGGTAGCGGTCTTAACCTTCAAATCAAAAATGAAGATGTATACGAAGCTAATTTTTTAAGTTCCAATAACGGAAATGACTACGGGCCTTTTGCAGCACGTTATCCAGGCGTTCTAGGAAACTCAATCAGTGTTCATGTTTGTGCTAACACAGAAACATATGGAACATGGTCATACAAAAATTATTTTACATCCGCACCAAGCACATCAGATTTTGCTGATTCTGTAGGTGGTCAAAATGATGAAATGCACATTGTTGTTGTTGACCAAGATGGATTGTTCACAGGTTCTGCTGGTGCAATCTTAGAAACTTATGCTTTCGTTTCAGCTGCATCCGATGCGGTTATTAATGGTGTAACAAACTATTACAAACAAGTTATTCTGAATAACTCAAAGTATATCTATGCAATGGATCCAGTTGAATATTCAACTACAAATGCAACATGGGGTCGTTCAGCTGCTGGAAGAAACTTTGCAAGTCCTGCAACAAATCAAACAGTCAATTTGACAACAGGTTCAAACGCAGTACCTACTGATGGTAATATTGAAAATTCTTATGATTTATTTGCAAACAAAGAATCTATTGATGTTGCGTTGGTATTAACTGGTGGACATTCTGTTGCAGTTCAACAATATGTTATTGATAACATTGCTGTTGGTCGTGCAGATTGTGTGGCATTTGTTTCTCCAAGATACTCAGACGTTGTTAATAAAACAGGTGATGAAACAACCAACATTCAAGACTGGTTAACAGCATTGTCTAGAAGTTCATCATACGTTGTTGCCGATTCTGGTTGGAAATACCAATTCGACAAATACAACAACACATATCGTTGGGTTCCATTAAACGGTGACATTGCTGGTCTGTGTGTATATACAGATAACGTGCGTGACCCATGGTTCTCACCAGCAGGTTTCAACCGTGGTGCAATTAAGAACTGCATTAAGTTGGCATGGAATCCAAACAAATCTTTCCGTGACACATTGTATGCAGCAGGTGTAAACCCTGTTGTGTCTTTCCCTGGTCAAGGAACAGTATTGTTCGGTGACAAGACATTGTTGAACAAACCTTCTGCATTTGACCGTATCAACGTTCGCCGTTTGTTCATTACACTTGAGAAAGCGATTGCTCAAGCTGCTAAATATTCAATGTTTGAATTGAACGATGAATTCACAAGAACACAATTTGTTGCTTTGGTATCACCATTCTTGCGTGACATTCAAGGCCGCCGTGGTATAACTGATTTCAGAGTTGTTTGCGATACAACAAATAATACACAACAAGTTGTTGATAGTAACCAATTTGTTGGAGATATCTATATCAAGCCTGCACGTTCAGTTAACTACATTCAATTGAATTTCGTTGCTGTTGGAACAGGTGTTGACTTCGTAACAATCGTTGGCGCAGCTTAATAAATAAACGATATAGGAGAAAACAATGTCATTCAATGTAGCAGAATTCAGAGCAAATATGATTGGGGACGGTGCCCGTCCTAATCTGTTCTCTGTATCTTTAATATTTCCATCAAGCGTAACTAACTCAACAGCTGCTGGCCAAAAAATAACTTTTATGGCAAAAACAGCACAGTTGCCAGGTTCTTCAATTGGAACTGTTCCTGTTTATTATTTTGGTCGTGAAATGAAGTTTCCAGGAAACAGAACATTTGCAGATTGGACATTAACAATCATTAACGATGAAGATTTTGTAATCAGAAATTCTTTAGAAAACTGGATGAACTTAATTAATAGTCATGCAGGCAACGTAAGAGCTGGTGCCGCAAGAAATTCTGGTGGTTATTCTGTTGATGCAAACGTTATTCAATACGGCAAAACTGGACAAGAGTTGAAGAAATACAAATTCGTTGGTATGTTCCCACTAGACTTGGCACCAATCGACCTAGATTGGGGTTCAAATGACGCAATTGAAGAATTCACTTGCACATTTGCTTATCAATTCTGGGAAACAGATACAACTTCCTGATAATTACGGAGGACCCACACGGGTCCTCCATGTTTTTTTGATTTTATAATTACACACAAATATGGCAAACAACAATAAATTTTCACTGTTCGGTTTTACTATTTCTCGTCAAAAGGATGAGGAAGAAGCAACTGTTCAACAATCATTTGCACCACCATCGCAAGATGATGGAGCATTAACTATTACATCTGCCGCTTACTACGGCACATATGTTGACCTAGACGGTACCGCAAAGAACGAGGTAGAACTTATTTCTCGTTACCGTGAAATGGCAATGCAACCTGAAATAGAATCTGCGATAGATGACATAGTTAATGAAGCCATTGTGCAAGATGACGATGGATTAATCACTAAAATTATTTTAGATGATTTGAAACAACCAGAAAAAATTAAGAATGCTATTAAAGAAGAATTCAATACTGTTTTACGACTATTGGATTACCGAAAAATGGCGCAAGATATTTTCCGTAGATACTATATTGATGGTAGAATGTATTACCACATCATTATTGACCGTGAAAAACCACAAGAAGGTATCAAAGAACTTCGTTACATAGATCCACGTAGACTACGTAAGATCCGTGAAATGAGAAAACAAAAGGATGAAAGAACTGGTGCAGATGTTTTACAACCAGTGAACGAATACTATATCTACAACGATAAGGTTGTTAGTGGTAGTGCATCCAATTTTGGTCCTGTTGGCATTCGTATTACAACAGACTCTATTATTTCGGTGGTGTCAGGTCTTATGGACTCCCGCCGTGCGGTTGTTCTGAGTTATCTACATAAAGCAATCAAGCCTCTCAATCAATTACGTATGATAGAGGATGCAACGGTTATTTACCGTATTTCGAGAGCTCCAGAGCGCCGTATTTTCTACATTGACGTTGGTAATTTACCAAAATTAAAAGCAGAACAATACCTGCGTGACATTATGATTAAGTATAAAAACAAACTTGTCTATGATGCCAACACAGGTGAGGTCCGTGATGACCGTAAGTTCATGTCTATGATGGAAGATTTTTGGTTACCACGTAGAGAAGGTGGCAAAGGCACAGAGATTACTACACTACCAGGCGGACAGAACCTAGGTGAATTGGAAGATGTTAAATATTTCCAAAAGAAACTGTATGGTGCATTGTGTGTTCCTATTTCTCGTTTGGAACCAAATCAAGGATTTTCACTTGGAAGAACATCTGAAATTACCAGAGATGAATTAAAATTTTCTAAGTTTGTTGACAGACTACGTAACAAATTTTCAGACGTATTCAATCAAGCTCTAAGAGTTCAATGCGTTCTAAAAGGTATTTGCACAGACGAAGAATTTGAACTATTCAAAGAAAATATACATTACGATTTTATTAAAGACAATAACTTCTCCGAATTAAAAGAAGCAGAATTAATCTCTAATAGATTGACTTTATTACAAGCGGTTGATCCATATACAGGTCGTTATTTCTCACAAAAGTGGATTCAACAAAATGTGTTGCGTCTATCTGATGATGAGATTGAAGAAATGGATAGTCAAATCGAACAAGAAAAAGAAATGGGTCTTGGATTGCCAGTTGGTGTAACCAATGATGTTGCACAACAGCAAATGTTAGGACAAATTCAAACCGACCAAATGGTTCAACAGGCAGAACTGATGCCTGACCAAGGTCAAACCGGCGGAGGTTCTAGTGGTGGTTCATCATCTAAACCAAAGTCAAAGAGTTCCAATAGTTCAAAACCGGTTAAAGGTGACCTTAGCTTAGAAGAAGTTGAGAACACATTTACCAGATTGAAACGTATTTTATAATTAGGAGAAAAAAAATGGCAACAGCAAGAGAAATTATAGATTATGCAGAAGCAGACAATCCAAACGAAATGCGTAACGCATTATATTCTGCTTTGCATGACAAAGTTATGTCACACATTGAAAACCACAAGGTTCAAGTTGCAAAACAATTGATGAACCCATCTGGTCCTTCTGGTGCCACAGCTGAAGATGAGGTTATCTATGCGGCCGAACCAGCTGCAGCAGAATAATTTTGACATATTGGTATAAATATAATTCAAACAATAACAGGGATTACAAATGTCAAATTCGTTTACATATCAAGTAATGAAGGACACAACAGAACATGCAGTTATTAAGTTAACAGGTTCTTTTGATGGCACAGGACAAGAAGCGAACTCAGTTCGTATTCAAGCAAACACATTATATGGTGCTCTAGATTCTTCAAAAGCAAATCTACTTTCATCATCTGCAAATACTGGAGCATTATCATTCTACGGACTATCAGTATTTCGTGTATGGTATGACTGCTCAACCGATGGTGACGTTCAGTTATATTGGAACGCTGCAACACCTATACCTTTAATGTATTTAAATGGCAACGGTGAATATGACTCAGCAGGCAACTGGATTACAATTTCAAATAACTCAAAAGGAACAACCGGTTCTAAAGGTGATATTGGTGTTGTGACTAGAGGTATGGTTGCAAATAGTTCATATACAATTATTTTGGAACTACGCAAAGACAACGAACACTATCAACGTGGTCAGCTGAACGATCCTGCAGCGTTCAATTATCCACCTTACAGTATTCGTCCATAAGTTATAAGGCAATCAAATGAAACTTATTAGAGAACTTACCGAATCGGTCGAATACTTAACGGAAGAAAAAGATGGAAAGAAAACCCTTTACATCGAAGGTCCGTTTCTAGTAGCAGAAGCAGTTAACAAAAACAAGCGCATGTATAAAGAAGAAACCATGCGTAACGAAGTTAACCGTTATAACGAAGAATACATTTCTAAAAATCGTGCCTTTGGTGAGCTGGGACATCCAGACACCCCATCCATTAATCTTGACCGTGTGTCTCACTTAATCGTGGGTCTGCGCCAAGAAGGAAATGCTTGGATAGGCAAAGCAAAAATTCTTGAAACCCCTATGGGTAACATTGCAAGAAATCTTATCGAAGGTGGCGCACAACTTGGTGTATCATCACGTGGTATGGGTTCTCTTAAAATGGAAAACGGCATCAATGTCGTTCAAGGAGACTTTCATCTGGCCACAGCGGCAGATATTGTAGCAGACCCTTCTGCACCTGGAGCTTTTGTTCAAGGTATTATGGAAGGCAAGGAATGGGTGTTGGTGAACGGCATTTGGACCGAACAACACTATGATGAAGCTAAACAACAAATTAAGCAAGCATCACGCAAAGATATTGAATCTGTAAGTTTACGTATCTTTGAAAACTTCCTTAAAAAACTTTAAATATAAATATCCAATATAAATCAAGGAGATTCTCAAAATGGGAAAATTTAATCTGACAGACGCCGCTAAAGCAGTTTTAACAGAAGGTGCAAAAGAAAACTTTGAAGCTTCTGTAAGCCGTGGCCACAAAGATGCACCAGCTAAGTTGCCTACATCTGTTGCCTATGGCACAAAAGATGTTGGAGAAGTTGCTGGCGAAGTTAAGAAACAAGACGATGATGAAGGTGATTACACCAAAGGTGTTCCAACAGCAACACCTCCAGGAGCAACACCACCAGTTGGTTCTCAACCAATGCAGAAACTATCTGGTCAACCAGGTGAGTCACAAGGTTCTGAACACAAAGCTGTTCAAGCTGACGCAACAGACTACAATGCAATTCGTGACCGTATCAAAGCCAAACTTGCTCCACAAATGATGAAAGCAAATCCAGGCGCAACATTCCAATCTTATGCTGAAGAAGAAGAACATGAAGAAGCTTCTTTAGAAGAAGAAAAAGGTGAAGGCCACGAAGATGAGGCTGAAGATAAGAAACTTATCAAGTCTATGATGAAAAAACAAAAAATGAAAGAAGATATGGATGCAGACGTTTCTGCTCTATTGTCTGGTGAAGAACTTTCAGAAGAATTCAAATCAAAAGCAACTACAATTTTCGAAGCAGCAGTTATTGCTCGTTCACAATCCATT